AGACTTAGACTTATGCTTATTCGCATGTTTCTCTTCCTCTTTCATTTGTAGGACAACGCTGACTTTTTGTTGCAATCTAATTAAGTCATTATCTAACATACGAATACGGTCAATCAATGCAATTAAGATACCGCTGGTTTGTCCAATCAACGGTGTTAATTCTTTTGTAACAAAGCTGTAAATAAAGAATACGAAATATCCCATCCCGACTGCAGCGACGATAGGAAAACCATATTGTTTAATCAACTCAATGACTACATCAGGATTCATTTTGTTTCTCTAAGCGTAGCAATATATTTTTTATCTGATACCATATTGCTAAGTGTATCAGCTGTTCTTCTTAGGAACATACTTTCAGTGGTTATGCCATCTTCATTTTCCATAATTCTTGCATAATCATGCATTATAGTAATTAAGTCTTCTAGTGTTGACATTAGTCTCTCCTTGCGTCGTTTTTACCGTCTGCCCGAGCCAGTCTATCGAGATCTGGTCTTAGACCTAGCGCAGAACTAACAACCGCATCAACTCGGATGATATCATGATTCATGGTTTTCACACGATTATCTAATGCGATGATTATACCCTGCAACCCTTGGATCTGTTTTACCACACCAGTCAATATGAACTTAATTACGAAATAGACAAACACGCCAGCAGCCATAGCTGCAGCGATAGGAAATCCAACTTCGGCAATTATCTTAAATATAGCGTCGTAGCTCATATAATCTCTCTCATAGTCAGTCTATTTATAAATAGGCTGACGTGGTTTAATCCTTACATTATAACAATATTAACAAAGGAGCAGTCATGAGTTTAGTTGCATTACAAAAGAAAATCGGTGTTACCGCTGACGGTGCATTTGGTCCAGGAACATTAAAAGCTGCGATGGCATTCTATAAGATGTCACCAGTTCGCGCTGCGCATTTCTTCGCGCAGACTGCCCATGAGTCAGGTAATTTCAAAGCATTCTCTGAAAACCTAAACTACTCGGCAGATGGCTTAACCAAAATCTTCGGCAAATACTTCGACGCTGCAGCTGCAGCAAAAGCTGCGCGCAATCCAGAAAAGATTGCTAACAGAGTTTATGCTAATCGTATGGGCAATGGAAACGAAGCTTCGGGCGATGGCTGGAAGTATCGTGGACGTGGTGCTCTTCAGTTGACTGGTAAAGAAAACTATAAAGCATTCGCTGATTATCTAAAGAAGCCAGAAATCATGGACAACCCAGACTTGGTTGCTACCGAGTACTCGTTTGAATCCGCGATCTTCTTCTTTGAAAAGAATAAACTATGGGCTATTTGTGACCAAGGTGTCGGCGACGCAGCGATTACCGCATTGACAAAAAGAATCAATGGCGGTACTCACGGTCTTGACGATAGAAAAGAGAAAACCAAAAAGTTCGCCGCAATGGTGGGCGCATAAGGAGTAATCTATGGAAAAGGTAACAGCATTCGTTTTAGCTTATAAAAAAGAAATCGTTCTACTAGTCGTCGGCTTTGTTCTCGGCGCAGTTATTCTTTAAGATTTCAATGTAATAAACTTGGAAGCTGGCGTGCTGGCTTTCAAACCCTCAAGGAGAGCTTGCCATTGGTAGGCTCTCCTTTTCCAATTAAAGCGCAGGTCGGCATATGCTTTAACATAGTTGGCTTCTTCAACGTGCCTACCAGCCTTTACATCTTCAATAGTTTCATCTAGAATTGCTAGATGACGACCAGCGTGTTCATTAACATCCTCGTGCCATCCGTACATTCTGGTTAATGCGCCAGAAGTGTCGTAGAGTGCACCATAGTTAGGATGAATACAGATTACACCTGCACTCATCGCTTCAATAAGAGAGATGCACGACGATTCAACCCAGATGTTTGGATAAGCAAAAATATCGGCATCCTGCAGGGCTGCGCGTATTTCTGTATTCGGAACCGACCCATGATAGTTAATCTTCGGGTGATTCTTGCATCGTTCAAACAAGGCTTCATACTGTGCGTCACGTTCGCCCCATCCATAAATCTTGAATGACGAATAAACATCCAGTTGAATGTTGTCGTGCTTCTCGCATAACTTTTCAAAAACAGGAACTAGAAGTTCCAGACCACGATGCGGTGTGGTGTGATAGATAATACGAACGATACCATCAGTTCTAGATGGTTTCGGTTTGTACTCGATTGGTTCGATCGCGTTCTCTAAAACAGAAGAACGATGATAAGGAACACCAAGATACTTGTTAAACATATCAGCTTGCCAATTCGAGTTATACACGATGTGGTCAAACTGTTGCCATGTTTCTTTTAGGTGAGTCGCCGCAGGATCCCAAGGTAGATCCTGATGCCAATAGATTTTAATTTTGTTTGGATCTAGATCCTCGTGCACGCGCGAGATGAAGATTTGAAAATTATCCAGCAATCCTTCTGGCATTCTTGAAGCAAGCGCATGCTTCATCAGCTCTGTGCCACCCATAGCGTTTGGTGCAATTTTATCTTCAGCGAATCCCACAATTATCTCTCCATTCTGTAACCCATTCAATCACTTCTCGGTTGGCTGACCAACCAGGAACATTTGGTTCTTTACACATTACAAACGCAACTTCATAATCGCGCGGTTTAGCGTGATAGTATTTGTGTCTAAATGCCTTTGCGACTTCTAGGATCTGCGTCGCCTTTCCTGTACCGATATGATAGGTCTTGCCCTCGCTCGGTAGATTTCCTACGATGTGTAGTGCGTCAATAGTATCATCGATGTGAGTAAAGTCGCGCGCTTGTGCGCCAGTACCGTAAACCACTAGCATCTCATCCTTCTCGTACAAGTCAATATACTTGCGGATGATGGTGGTGTAATCGCCGAGCAGACTTTCGCGCTTCGAGCCGAATACGTTGTAGAACTTAACTACGTCGAAGTTTAGAGCGAAGTGACGGCGATATAGCTGAAGCATCTCATCACAGACTACCTTTGAGAAGGTGTATGGGTTGTTTAGCTTGTCAGCGAATTCGGTGGTCGACGAGGAAGCAAAAATTAGTTTTGTTTTCGGATTGGTCTTCTTAATATACTCACAGACCGCAACAGTTGAGTTGTAGTTGTTGAGCAGGGTTTCTTCGCAATATTCGAACGAACGAGCGATACGAGCGCAGTTAGCGAAGTGAAAGATAATATCAAATTCTTCGTCACTAGCTTTGAAGAAAGTTTCTACATCCTGAATCAAAGTGACAGCATGTTTGTTGATATTAAACAAATCACCAGTGGAAAGATTATCCACTACGGTGACATCATTATGCTCGACTAAACTATCAACTAGATGCGATCCTACGAATCCTAGACCGCCTGTTACCAAAATCTTTTTGTTCTTAATCATATTATTCTGCCAAGAAAGTCTGTTCGGGTAGATATTGTTCTTTGATAGTGTTCCAGTTCTTTACTAGGTCGTCGTATCCGCCAATCAAATTACCATTGATTAAGATTTGCGGGACAGTGCGAGCATTTGGTGCTGCTTCAAGCAACTCTTCGCGCGTAGCGTTTACGCCAACCATCTTTTCTTCAAAAGTATATCCCTTTGATGAAAGAAACTGTTTTGCCGATACGCAGTATGGGCAGTTTGTTTTGCTAAAAATTACAATGTTTTTCATAATTAATCCTTAAAGTTTTCGTTTACCCATTCAGAGCTACCGATGTATTCTCCATTAATAAAGATACAAGGCAATGCTCTTTTCCCTGTTGCTTGTTCAAGTTCTGGGATGCTAAAATCCTTGAACACTTTCTTTTCTGTAAATTCTATATTATGCTTTTGTAATATTTCTTTGGTAATGATACAAGCAGGGCAAGAATCCATAGTCCATATTTCGTATTTCACTTTGGTATTGCTCCTGGTCTATACTTGTTAATCAGTTTAGTTGATACTTCCGAGGGAAGATTAGTATTCATCGGATGGATGAACATTTTGTTTTCTGATTCACTAACCCTCTTTAATATGTAGTCCTTTTCTTTATCGGCTCCATGTGGGTTGTGTTCATGATTATCCATAGGAATAGGAACATGCCAACTGTATATTTGTTTTTGTTTTCCGCCGAGTTCAAACTTCAAAATTGACTCAAAGAAATCAAACCCAACAAAATCTAATTGAGATTGCGTTTGTATAATTTTATCGAAATAAAGAAAACACATTGTACCCTGAGATATTCTGGGTGCTTTCTTCCACTCTGTGTGTTTTGGAGGAGAATAAATCTCTGAGATCAATTTCTTATGGAGATCAGAATCACCAAGAATAAAATAATCTTTATAGATTTGAAATCTATTCGTGGCCATGCAAGATGGAAACATCAGAGATGTTGCTTTCGGATCATACAACCCTATCTGCGTGTAATTAAATATCTTGAACCTAGCATCTTTCCATGATTGGAACATACTTGCGCGCAAGCTACCGAAGAACCAAACATCAGTTTTGGTTCCTAGATGTTTCTTTGTTTCGACTGTGGGAATGCCCTTGCCAAATCTAACAACCACATCATAGCTGTCAATTAAGTCACCATACTCATGATTGAAAAGAGAAGCTGCATTACCAACCAGCAATACACGTTTCCCTTTACAATATTCTTTTAGTTTGGCAGTAGACCTATC